CGTGCCGATGCTGCCGGTATGGGCGATCAGGCCCGCAAACCATACGTTGTTCAAGCCATCAGTGAACGGTACCGATACAATCGGCACGTTGCCGCTTGCATCCGAACACAGGTCCAGAACAACCGACCCCGCCGTAAGGGCAACCGATGTCCGAAACCAGACGTTGACCCACTCAAACCCGGTCAGGTCCATCGTCAGCGGCTTATGCGCCAGCTTGCCGGTGGTAAAGGCTGCGGCAACGGTAAAGTTCACTGCCGTCGCGCCGATCAGCCGTGTGGTGGACGCCGTATTAAGTGTGACGTTCGCAGCCGCGACCCAGCCCGTGTTCGCAGTCAGAGGGTCGATCAGCTTCACAACGTCAGACGGCACCGTGATCGTGCGCGCACCATTGGTCCAGGTGCAGTTACCAATTAACGTCGGTGCAGGGCTTTCAATGAAGCGTATTTCATCACCAGGCGCAACACGTGCAGCCGTCGGACCACCGTTAATAGTTCTCCATCGGTTGGCAAACGACAGACCATCATTAGCATCATTACCGCCTACAGGGTCAAGATAGAATGTAGGCATTATACTCAACCCATTTATTTAATGCTTGCTCCCTCACTGGTACGCTATTTGCCGCCGTGAGTTTAAAAATAACTGTTTCCGTTCGCTCCGCACTTAATTGCAGTGTAGCACCCTCATACACCCTGCCGTGAGGTGCGGGGCCAATACACTCCCACCCGAGCAGTGTTATTGTAGGTGAACCCTCTTCCATGGAGTGCGCTTAAAGCTGGAAGATACCGCTGGCGTTCCAAGTGATGTTTATATCACCGCCGTTGGGGGTTACTGGTAAGCCTGTCACGCCTGTATCGAAGAAGGCAATCAAGCGCGAAGTACCAGCCGTGCCTGTGTCGATGTAAAGAATTAGGGCTTCGGATTGGTCGCCAGTTGCAGCGGTAAACGTAGCATCAGCCGCATCGAATAAGCCGTTAGCAAAGGTTTTACTTGCTAAGTTGCCAGACGTTGCCACACGCGCAGACACAGCTACATCGCTTAAAAACTCATCGGCAGCCGAGTATGTATAATCAGCTAAGTCAACCAGCACAGCTTTAATGTTGCCGCTTGAAAGGTTGACGCCCGCCTGTAAAGCTTGCTCTTTAAACTTGGGGTAAATTGCGTTAGGCACGAAATGGTGACTTTCCTTCTGTGGTTATAGTATTTTTAGTTTATCTTTAAGTCAACACCTGATAGCCCACTCAAATCAACGCGGGAAGAAACAACCCTGCCTTCACTATCCCTGACAGGCACCCGTGGCGCAGTAAGTATTACTTTCATCAACAGTTCTAAATCATCAACCTTCTTTTCAATAGCAGCTATGTCATCCCCATATTCAGGTATAACAGGTTGAGGCACTTCTTTAACCTCTAATGCCGTTATACGTGCTGCCAGTTCATCAAGGCGCTTCATAACCGCGTTTATTGGTTTTTCGGTGGGGAGTTTAGCTATCGCTATATCTAACTCGCCAAAACGTTTCTCAAACGCTGTTGAGACGTTCTTGGTAACAGTGGTTATAATTTGGCTTGTATCTATTTGCTCGGTAACATGGATAGGCGCGGGAATAGGTTTTTCAGATAGCTTCATCGCCGCCAATAGCTCTAGGATAAGCGATTGACCATCATACCCCGTTTCATCTAGGTATTCGGCAATGTCACTTGCAGATGCACCATTTTGCACCAACTTCAGCAGTTCGCCAGATACTAGGCTCATTGAACATTAAAACGCTCTTTTACCGAAGTTTTAGACGCCCGCACCTCAAACTCACGCGCTTTCAGTTGCAACTCCGCCTTTTTAATGTTTAATGCCTCTTTATCAAGCTCTAGCTTATCCTTAGCAATCTCAATCTCCGCTGCGTTCTTTTGGGCTTGAACAGCTGTTTTCGCAGCTTCCAGTTCTAGCGCAGTATCTATTGGCTGCGGCTCGGGTTGCTGCGCTTGCATCGCTCTTACATAAGGTTCGGGGTTGGTGAAGTACCTATCTTCGTCTTTCAAGCCCGTCAGTGCAGCAAGCTCATTCAGGGCATTGTAAACGTTTTGGTGGTTCAAGAGAGGCCCATCCAGCGTTTGTTGCGCTGCGAAGATTTTCTCTTGCGTTGTCATAATGGTTTGCAGGGCGGCAATTCTTTCCGCCTTTTGCACCGAGCCAAGCCCAATACGCAGCATTGTGGCGCGGTTTTTAATCCATGAGCGTGGTGACAGCGGCAGGTACTTACCGCCCATGTTCACCATGAGTTCGCCTTCAACGTTCTTCATGATTAGCTCACGGATACGCAACACCAACTCACGCACACCCGTTTCGGCCATGACTGTAGCAATCATGCGGGCACGCATTTGCGCTTGGTTTAGTGTCATTGCCCCCACTAGGTTAGTGCTTTGGGCCAAGACTTCAGTATTTAGCCCTGTGGCAGCCTCACTAAGTCCCGTGGCACGCTCGACCTGGACGCGCATGTCTTGCAGCACCTCATACGATTGCCGCGCTGTAAATGGCACTGCGATTGCCTGCACAGGCAGTATATCGGTTGTGCCTGCTACCACCCCACCCAACCTCGCCTTAGCTACCGCCTCGATACTCTTAACCGAGTTGGTGTTTACATAGAGCATTGGGTTATTGGTAAGGTTGAGGTTATCCAATATCTGCCGCTGAATATGCGTATTTGCATCCTGAAACTGCGCTGTAAAGTCCGCCAGCCCCATACCTATGTGGTTATGAGGCACTATGAACGGGGTAATTGCGATAATGGGAATAAAGTCCACTTCTTCTACATCGAGAATAGTGGTAATCGACACACCGCCTGCCGTTGTGACCTTCAGCAGTTCGGCCTTGCCATCCCCGTTCCTATCCATGCGGAGATAATGTTCAAACACAAACACAAGCTCGCGTGTCCAGTCACCTAGGCCCGCACCAGTTTGCATTTCATCGCTATCGCCAGCAATGTAGCGTTCATCGACAAACTCTAAATCATCGCGCGTTGCAGTAGGTATGTTGCGCACCACCTCTTTAGAATAGCCATCCACTACCAAGTCAGACTTGGTTTTAATCTCGTAATGGCACACATAGTTAGCGTAGGTCAGGCAAATGTCATTATGTTCAGGGGATACCACCACACGGGTTGGCGGGATGTTTTCAATGCGTACTTGGGGGTCACCTTGCGATACACGTATCTTAACATCGCGCAGCACTTCGCCCGTTTGTTCGTTTAGCTTCTCAACAACCTTAATAATTTCATCGCGCGGCCCAAGCTCGGCAGTAATGCGCATGTACTCATCTTCGGTAATACCTTGGTATTTTTCAATTCGGTCATCGGTTAAGTCATCCCAAAACACCTTAACGTAGCCATTCTTTAGTAGTAAGGCATCCTTAAACCACTTAAGAAAGATAAGCGTTGCGTTGTTGTAAACGTGCAGTACGTCATTTACCGCGTTAGTTTCAAGCATTGCCTGCTGGGTATCAGCCGCATTGATTGGCCTAAATGTGATTGGGCTTTCAGGCTGTAAGAACATATCAAGCACGATTGGCAGCATCGCTTCAACCGCATCGCGGGTTTCCGAGGTTTGGGCAGTTGAGTACCCTACACGCTCTTTACCATTGGGCCGCAGAAAGTATTGCTCTAAAGCCTTCTTGCGCTCGCCGCGTATATCGGAAAGATTATCACGCGCCCGCGTAAACTCACTCTCACAGATAGCCTTAATCGTACTTTCAGAAATGCTCACGTGCTATACATTCGTTTAGTTTAAGGTAGGTTTAATGTGTAAGCCTGTCAAGTTACCCATGACATATCGGGAATGTAAACGCTTTGCTCGGTAGTTCCCTTATATCCAGCTACAAAATACCTAAAGGCGTCAGCAGCATGGCTTGTCCAGTCATGGTATGGGTGGTTTTGGAATGCTTTACGCTTTTCATCGTACTGCGCCCTATACTGCTTTAATGCCTCTATGCCTTCGCGGGTGTTATCTTTATCAAACCAGCATTTGGCCAGCATGTTGCGTGTTAAATCAATCTCACCAAGCACGTTATCAGTACGGGGGAGTACGCGGCATTGTATGCCCATATCCTGAAATATCTCACGCACACTCTTGCCAGTGCGCAAGTCTTTCACTTCAGCATCATGCGGTAATACTATCTCGCCATAGCGGTAGCCTTTGGCCTTCCACTCATTCAGCACGCCAGCGTAATGGCCTAGGGTTTCTCCGCTATTCTCATAATATCTTATAACGCGATGCCGTAAGCCACTGCGCTCGCTTTGTATAAACCACATCGACGTTGCATCATTAAACCCAAGGTCAAAGTACACATCCACGTTTAAAGCAGGGTCATGCGGTACTGCGCATACTTGGTCATCCTTAATGTACTTCGCATAATAAGCCCCTTGAATAGCGGCTTCAAAGCTGCACTCTAGCTCTTGGTTATATTGGTCAACGCTCATGGCCGCACGTAGCGCCGCCAATTCACTTTCTGGCAGCAAGCCTGACTGACTGGCCTTGAGTAATAGAGAAAACCATTCAGGGTTATTCTGCGCAGCCTGGTACAGTTCATAGAAGCTGTTATGGCCTTTAGGCGTACCAATGAAGGTTGCCCACCCTTTGCGGTCAGCTAAAGCAGGGCGGATAATCTCGGGGAAGATTGACCCGCGCTGGTCGGCGGGTTCATCAATCGCAACGCCGTCTAGGTATATACCCCTCATACGGTCGGCGTTGTCTGCCCCATACAAGCGGATACGTGCGCCGTTCGGCAAGTCAGCGCGAAGCTCTGAAGCGTTGAACGTGGTGCCCGTTATGGGGCTGGCATACTTTTGCAAGTACCCCCAAGCAATATCCTTGGCTTGGTTCAAGTAGGGCGCAAGGTAAGCATAGCGCCCGTCAGGCTTGTTTTCAGTTATCGCCCGCTTGATAATATCATTGATGGTTGCCACAGTCTTGCCAGCGCGGCGGTGGGCTACAAGACAAGCAAATCTTTCAGTTCTATTATGGTAGCTTAAAAACGCCTCTCTAGGCGTATAAGGTATAACAATACGGGCTACTTGTTCTCCGATGGTTCAGCCCAGCTTATTGCCATTGCTATAGGCCCACCATTAGCGCCAGTTTGTTCTTGTACTATCTTATCCCCGTAAACCTTGGGCTTCTGCTTACCAGCCGTCCACTTAAAGGCATCAATAGCTACGCGGGCAGCATCAGGCGGTATCTGTCCATCAGCCACGGCATAACCCAGCGTGCCAACCTTATCAGCATAAACATCACCTTGCGCCTCGCGCGCGCGGGCGTAGTGTTCTGAAAAGCTTTCAGCACCAATCCGCTTAGTATCATCTAATCGCCATGCCATAACAGTGGAGATATGAGGTGCCCAATCCGTGGCGCAAATCATATGCAGGCTGTTACCTTCGGCGAGTTCGTTACAGATACGCTGTGCTAATTCCTCGGTGTAAATGCTAGGGCGTCCAGTTTTATCGCTCATAACAGCAAGGTGATATTAAACCGCTGTTTTGTCAATATCACGAATAATCGCCGCCCTAGTCAATTTGCGAAATCTTAATGCTCTACTCTGCCTGCCTACTGGCTATCGGTTTATAAGGCTTTAAGTACCATTCTGTCCATTTATGATTATACGGATTGCTCGTTACGTTTACCCATTGGTCTTTACCATCAATACATCTCCATTCGGCAGAGCCGTGTACGCAAAAAGCATCGCTTAGGCCGTAAAACCCGTATATTTCTGGCACTTCCAATTCAAACACGCCGCAGTAGCTAACGACAGATGGCCTTTCTCGATTACGTTCGATATAACGCTCTACTCTCATTATCCTTCTTTCAAAGTGCATGTTATTACTTTCCTTTTAGCGTGGTTTTAATATTTTTACATCAAACTCGGTAACTCCGTGTTCTAGCTTCATAACTATAATTAGCCAGCTAACGCTTTTTGGTATATCGCTTTCTGTGGCTGCAATCGTTACAGCCTTCAACTCACCTGTTACATAAGCCTCTAACTTAACAATATCAGTCATCCCAGCGCCCATGCATTTTGTTATCCATATACCCAAAGAACCACACCAGCAGCGTAATGCCAAAGCCCACGACTAGGGTTATTGCTATAAGTACACTTACGATTGCGCTCATTATCGGTTACTCCCCTTGAAAAAATCTCATAAATTTGCGGCGCTCATGTTGTTCCAGTAATTCCGCCTGTCTGTCTGCCCATTCTTTAAGAACGCGGCGCGTATTCTTATCTGCTTTATAGTCTTTTACGCTTAATCGGCTAATCTCATTAAGGCTTTGTTCTACGGCATTTTCTAACATTACATCTTTCTCCGCCCTGATACGTGCTGCAAGAATATCTCTCTCGCTTGGCGGCGCAGGTGGTGGTGGTGCAGGTTGTTTTGGTTTGAATAAGCTACCCATTATCGGTTACTCCATGTATCGCCGTCAAACTCAGTACACTCGGCAATCGTGCTAATCAGCGCAGGGTTAAGTTGTTGCTCGTCTGAACCGCTTTTAGTAGTTAGCCATATATCGCCCTCAATGCGTAGGGTGCCTTTCAGCTTCACACCACTATTCAACGCTACTATTACACGCTTCCCGTGAAACTTCTTATTTGGTATAAACATTCGATTGTCTTTCTTCTTGGTTTGGTAGTCTGCCTTGAAAGTGTGCTTCCAGCTTGGGTAACATACTTTCATCCATCATTAAGCCCTTGCGTGGTACTGCTACCAGCTTAATGCCTTGAGGCCAGTCTTTAATTGAGCGCCGATGCCCTAGGAAGTTCTCTTGCAAGCACAGGCGGCGGGATGCTTCACGGATTGTAATCATCGCTTGGCCTTTCTAATTATTCCAACACGCACACCATCCATAGGGCGATACTCTGGGTCAATCGGTAGCCAGTTTTTAATCATCTGGCGTATATCGCTCATGTCTGGCTTATCAAACACCTCTTTATATGCCTTACGAAGTTCCATTTGGTGGCGATAAACCATACTGGCGATTATTTCTTGGTCGTGGCTTGTTAGCTTCTTCATTTTATTGTCTTTCTATTTGTTAAATCATAAAAAGTGCAATCACTATTCCTATAGTTATCCAAAAGGCAAAAGCTAAAAATATGTAAAGGATAACATATTCTGGTCTATTCATTGTAGCGCTCCCTTGTTTCAAACACTTTGCCGTAAAGCGGGTTTTCATCCATAAAGCGGCGAGCCATAGCAGATACGTAGGTGTTATTTACGCGGTAGTCATCTCCTTTAATGAAGCTCTCCCAGCGTATGCGCTCCGCAATCATCTTAGCGCCGATACGCTCTCTTCCAGCCCTAAGTGCTTCATGGGCGAATTGTTCAAACGCTTGGTACACTTGCGGATAACGGGCCATATATTCCGT